TTTCTAGCCATTGAGACTGGAATTGCAATGAGTGAGTGGCAAAGCGCGGAAGATATATTGACGGCACTGGAGATTCTTAAGGAGCGAGCAGATGGCAACAGAAAGCGTCGCTTACGATAAGTCCGATTTAAGTGGCATCTATAAGGCTTTCAAAGCCATGGATGAACAAGCTGTCGCAGAGGCCAAGAAAGAGTCAAATGCTTTGGCGACATATCTTCAAGGGAAAATTGTCGGTGCATCTGGCAATTTGAAGAATCAAGTGGCATCCAGAATCGCTGCTGGATCAACAGTTTCAAAGTCTGCAAAGACTGGAGAATTGTCATTTGGCTTTGCACGTCAGAAACTTAGCGGCGGCGGCACAACCCAGCAACTTTGGGGCGGTTATGAATTTGGTTCAAATAAATTCAAACAATTCCCAGTATGGTCTGGTCGTGAAGGTCGCGGCTCGCGTGGATATTTCATATATCCAACACTGCGAGCCGAACAGCCATACATCATCAATCAATGGGAAAATGCGTTTAGCAGAATCCTTAAGGAGTGGTGATGGCCGGACAAAGTAGAACGCTCAAGCTTTCCATTCTTGCTGACGTAGATCAGCTCAAGAAATCGTTGGCGCAAGCCGATGATGATGTTAAAGGTTCGGCGTCCAAGATTGGAGATTTCTCCAAAAAGGTCGGATTGGCATTCGCCGCAGCTGGAGTGGCAGCAGCCGCTTACGCAAGCAAATTAGCCATTGATGGGGTCAAATCAGCCATTGCAGATGAAGCCGCACAGAACAAGCTGGCAACGACTCTGCGCAACGTCGTAGGGGCAAGCAATGACCAGATTAAGGCCGTTGAAGCCCAGATTCTCAAATCCCAATTACTTTATGGCGTCACGGATGAACAACTTCGTCCATCACTAGATCGATTGATTCGAAGCACCAAAGATGTCGAAGAAGCTCAGAAGCTTCAATCACTTGCAATGGACATTGCAGCAGGAACGGGCAAAAGTCTTGAAGCAGTATCAAACGCATTAGCCAAAGCCCATGATGGCAATTTTGGAGCATTGACCAAGCTGGGCGTTTCAATGGATGCCAGCATTATTAAATCCAAAGACTTTGATGCGGCCACTGCATCACTAGCTGCAACTTTCAAAGACCAAGCATCGGTTCAAGCTGAGACATTTCAAGGCAAGATGGATCGTCTCAAAATCGCATTTGATGAAGGCAAAGAGACAGTCGGTTCATTTATTCTCGATGCCATCACGCCATTGGTTTCAGGCTTTGTCAATAAGGTCGTTCCAGCAATTCAAGAAGTCGCCGCTGAAATTGGGCCAAAGCTCACGCCAATCTTTAGAGCATTGGGTGACTATTTCAACAATGTGCTTGTTCCAGCATTTACAGCGTTTTATAACTTCATCAAAGATTACATTGTGCCAATTCTCAACGTCACACTTGTTCCCATTATTAAGGCTTTATTCAATGCATTCAACACCATCAGCGATGCGCTTACTGCTAACAAAGACAAATTAGAGCCATTGGCTGATGCGTTCAGAGCATTTGCCACGTTCATCCGCGATTACATTGCTCCCATTATTGGCACATTTATCAGCTCATCCATCTCAGGCATTGCAGGGGTCATTTCAGCTCTCATCACAGTCGTTGCGGATGTGACTAGCGCGGTCAGTACGGGATTTACAAAGATTAAGAATTTCTTTCAAGATGTCAAGGATTTCATTGTCAGCGGATCATCGGCCATCTTCACGCCGTTCTATAACGCTTTCAAATCGGTCTTAAACTCAATCATATCTATCTGGAACAAGATTGACTTTGGCATTGACGTCACGATTCCATCGTGGGTTCCCATCTTTGGTGGCAACAAATTCCAACTCAAAGACATATTCCCAGACGTGCCATATTTGGCTCAGGGTGGAATTGTTACGTCTCCAACGCTTGCCATGATTGGCGAAGCTGGGCCAGAGGCCGTTATTCCATTGAACAAGTCTGGGATGATGGGCAACACATTCAACATCACAGTCAATGGCGCAATTGATGCAGAGGGTACTGCTCGCACAATAGTCAATACATTGAACAATTCGTTCTATCGTGGCACAGGTGGCGCGACTGCTTTGGTGACATCGTGACCCTATGGAATCCAGTCTGGAAAGTAGAAATCGATGGTGTCTCATACACCAATTTCGTGCTTGCCAATCTGACATTTACCAGCGGACGGACAAACATTTATGAGCAAGCCCAAGCAGGTTATGTCAATCTCCAGCTCATCAACATTGACCAAACGAACATCGAATTCACAATCAATAACTCAGTCAGTATTTCATTGCAAGATTCAACTGCAACATTCGTGCCAATCTTCGGCGGAACTATCGTTGATTTGGGAATCACTATTGCCGACGTTGGAAGCGTTGGTTTCACGCAAAACATCAACATCGTCGCACTCGGAGCATTAAGCAGACTTCCAAAAGCATTGACCGATGGCGTTCTAAAAAAAGCCTTTGACGGCACTCAGATTTACGACGTTCTAACCGATTTATTGCTTAACAACTGGAGCGAAGTAGCGCCAACGGTTCAATGGAATACCTATGATCCGACGGTTACTTGGGCGCATGCTGAGAATGTCGGCTTGGGTGAAATTGACCGCCCAGGTGATTATGAACTAGCTGCACGCACATCCAATCGAACTGACGTTTATTCATTGGTTTCAGCTCTAGCAACTAGCGGGCTGGGTTATATTTACGAGGATGCAACTGGGGCGATTTCTTATGCTGACTCAACGCATCGATCTACTTATCTAGCAGCTAACGGATACACCGATGTGACCGCCAATCAAGCTCTGGCATCAGGCATCGCCATTCAGACCAGAGCAGGCGACGTTCGAAATTCAGTCACCGTCAAATACAATGCCACATCGTCAGCTGAGAAATCCGATGAAGATGCCACATCCATTTCAATCTATGGACGGCTTTCACAGATTGTCCAAACGACTTTGCACAATGCAGCCGACGCCGAAAATCAAGCTGCGTTCTATCTTTCACTGCGTGCTTACCCACTAGCCATGATGCAATCCATCACCTTCGAGCTGACCAATCCAGAGCTGGATGATTCAGATCGTGATGCCATGATTAACATCTTTATGGGCTTGCCGCTAAGAATCTCCGATTTGCCATTAAATATGAATGCCGGCTCTTATGCGGGTTTCGTTGAGGGTTGGACATTCACTGCCGCCTATAATCAGGTACAGGTGACGGCTTTATTGTCGCCACTGGCATTTAGCATTCAGGCGATGAAATGGGAAACTGTTTTGCCGCTTGAGCAATGGAATACTGTTTCAGGCGTTCTGGAATGGCAAGACGCCACAATTGTGGCATAAGGAGAAACAATGACTAATCCGACAAGCAACTTCGGCTGGCAGATGCCGACCAATACAGATTTGGTCACTGATCTCCCAGCTGATTTCGCAGTTTTTGGACAAGCTGTTGATACGTCAATGGCTGATTTATTAGGTGGCACAACAGGTCAGATTTTGGCCAAGGCAACTAATACAAATATGGATTTTGTTTGGATTGCAAATGACCAAGGTGACATAACCGGCGTTACTGCTGGTACAGGTATCACAGTCACATCACCGACTGGCCCAGTGCCGACAGTTTCAATTGATACTGCAACGACAGTGGATAAGACGACAGCGCAGACTTTGACAAATAAAACACTTACATCACCAGTATTAACAACACCAAGCATTTCAAACATTAACGCAAAAGGTGACATTCTTGTTGGAACAGCTGACAATACTTTGGGAATTATCACTGCTGGCAACAACGGAGAGACACTGCTAGCAGATAGTTCCACTTCAACAGGCTTGCGCTATCAAGGTTCAATGGCTGCTGGTAAAAATTATGTGATTAACGGGGCTATGGATTTTTGGCAGCGCGGAACATCTAGTTCGAGTGCTGGTTATACCGCGGCAGATAGATACTACAATTCACTCGTAGGCACAACGACAGTTTCACAAAGCACAGATGTGCCAACTAATTCAAATGCCCAATATAGTCTTAAATGGCTTACGGGTGCTTCATCATCTTATGCCGCAGTTTTACAGGCACTTGAATCAGCCGTTGTAAAACCTTTAAGAAATCAACCAATGGTTTTAAGTTTCTATGTAAAAACTGCTGGTTCTTATGCTGGCAATATCTTGGCAAATGTAACATATTCTAATTCTACTGACGCTTTGGCAAGCGTGACAACATCGGTTACAACTGCAGGAGATACTTCTTTTGCTGGTTCATCTGTTACTTCTTGGACTAGAAAATCTATTACTTTTACTGTTCCATCAGATGCCGTTGGTTTAAGATTTGAATTAACAACCAACACCGCGCAAGCGAGCGGAGTGTCTTTCTTTGTAACTTCTATTCAATTAGAAACTGGTTCAGTAGCCACGCAATTTTCACGTGCTGGCGGGACAATTTCTGGAGAATTAGCCGCTTGTCAGCGTTACTTGCCAGCAATTACCGCATTTACGGCTGACTTTGCACAAGGTCAATGTATTTCAACCACTAAGGCGTTGATAACAATTCCGTTTCAGGTTCAAGCAAGAACTGCACCAACTGGCGTGACAGTGTCATCTGCTGGAAACTTTTCTATTAGAACAGCAGCAGCCGCATTTGCTGGTTGTACTGCGATTGTTTTTAACAATGGCAACATAACTTCTGCAAGCATTGAGGTAACTGTTGCTTCAGGTGTGGTTGCTGGAAATGCAACAGGCATTTACAACGCTGGTTCAGGCACTTTATTCTTTACAGGATGTGAGTTGTAATGGAAAACTATTTAACAATAGACGGCATTGAATGCGTTATTGTAACTAACGAAGATGGCACTACTTGGTCAGGCTTAAAGTCTGCCTATGACGAAATGCAAGCGGAACAATCCACACCAATGGTGACGGATGATTCAAAGTCATAACGGATGGCCGGCATCAAAAGATGCAGCTGAAATCCATATTATCAGCGTTCCAATCGAGGGAACAAAGGTCAAGGTGCGATGTGCCAAAGCCGTCGCGCCATTGATTGCTGGATTCTGCAAAGAATTTCATGAGCTGATTGAACCTATTGATGAAGGCAAGCTTGATGATTGGGGTTATGCGTTTAGGATGATACGTGGCTCGACTGACACATTGAGCAATCACAGCTCTGGCACTGCCATCGATCTAAACGCAACGCAACATCCACTGGGCAAAGCAGGCACGTTCCCAGCTGAGAAGGTTCCAATGATTAGGGCTTTGGCTAAGAAGTACGGCCTCAAATGGGGTGGAGATTATCGAAACCGAAAAGATGAGATGCACTTCGAAATCGAATTGAGTGAAGCGAAAGTCGCGGCACTCATCGGGAGCTTGAACAAAGGAGACAACTAATGGATCAAGCAAAGGCAATGCTGGCATCATGGGCAAGAAGCTCAATCGCCGGTGCGCTGGCAGTCTTTATGACTGGCAATTCAAATCCAAAGGATTTAGCAATGGGCTTAGTGGCTGGACTTGTTCCGGTACTTGCTCGCTGGGCTAATCCCAACGATGCGGCATTTGGTAACAAGAAGTGAGCGTCGGCGAATGGACGGCGGTCGGTGGGCTTGTTCTTGCGGTGCTGACTGCCATCTATTCGTCAATGAGATTCATGGTGAAGTCGATCATGCGGGAGCTGCAACCCAATGGCGGGAACAGTCTCAAGGATCAAGTGAGCAGAATTGAGCAAAGGCTTGACACATTGATTCTTGAAATGGCCTTGAAAAAGTAACCGACACGCCGATTCTTAGGCATCATTCTTGAATTTGTCGGCTATGCGTGTCACTCTGTAATTCGGGAGCTGGTTCGCAGCTTTCAGAATCGGGAGCAAAAAATGACAACAAGTGAAATCGGGCTATTTGTCCTCATGGCAATAGCTTGCATTCTGTGGGCTATTTGCAGCTATGCAGTGGGATACAAAGAAGGCCACAAAGATGGCTATCAGCGCGGCAAAGCGGTCGGCCGTCACGCATCATCTAAGGCGGTGCGCTAATGGGGTTTTTGGACGGCTACGAGGCCGCTCGCGCCCGAACAGATCGCTGGTTAGCGACTTATCCAACCGGACGCATTGAGACACGCATTGTGCAATTTGATGCAGAGAAGGGATTTGTGCTGGTTGAAGCCAGAGCATTTCGCCAGTCAGATGACACACGCCCAGCCGGCATTGACCATGCCTATGGCTATCAAGGCGCATACGTCCAAAACATGAAACGCTGGTTCGTTGAGGACACTTGCACATCTGCAATTCTTAGAGTCATGCAGCTTGTCATGGGCGGTGCAGAACGCACGACCCGCGAGACGATGGAGCAGATTGAAGCTCTACCGGCCAAGGTTGCAAAGAGTGACCTAGACTATGACTATTGGACGACTAAATTTGGTGAAGTGCCATCGTTTAAGACTCAGGAACAAGTCGATGCAGCGGGAACGCCCGATTCATTGCAAGAGTGCAAGCATGGCAAGCGGGTGTTTAGAGAAGGCACTGCTAAGACTGGCAAGCCTTGGGCAAATTACAGCTGCATTGAAAAGAGGCCAGAGCAATGTGATCCGAATTGGCTAGTCATGAGCAGCGATGGAAAATGGAAGCCACAGATATGAGCGGGCCAATCGAAGTAATCAATTTGCGAACGCGCACCTGCACACTGATGGAAGATGGCATAATCATTTCAACCTACAAAGTCGAGCAATGTGACAAATGCTCAAGGTTGGTCAAATTTGACGAATTCGGTTATCAAAAGGGATTTGGTAACGAAAAGATAATTTGGTTTTGTGCGGACTGCCGATGATTATGGTGCGTTTATCGCGTGAAGATGAAATCGTGGCTCACACTGCTGGACTTGCCAGAGAATCACGTTTCGGCTCAAATCCTAAGGGCATTAAAGAGCGTGGCAACTTTCACAATGCAGTTGTAATCCATAGCGAAGCCGTCGGAGCTGAGATGGCAGTGGCCAAATACTTTGGCGTTGAGGACTTTGTGCCGACAGTTAATACATTCAAGAATGAACCGGATGTCTATTGGAACGGCATTGCAATCGAAGTCAAACAAACGCCACACAAACGCGGTCACTTAATCATTAGCGAAGATGATCGTGATACTGACATCGCGGTGTTAGTCGTTGGCGAATCACCCAGCTATTACGTGATGGGCTGGATACCGGTGGGCGTTGCAAAGCGGCCAAGGTTCCAGTCGGCTCAAGGCGGTTACTGGGTCAGCCAAATCAATCTGCAACCCATTGAGACGTTAAGGAAAAGCATCCATGCCAATTCTTGAATTTGATTGCTCAATCTGCGCAAAGCTCTACGGCAAAGCAAAGCAACGTCATGGCATTAGAAAGACGTCAGAGCTAACGCTTCATGAATGGTTCAGTACGTGTCTGGGATGTGGAGCAATGGGCATCAAAGTCGTCGATGATGCAAAGGTTGCAGGTCTATCTCTATGATTAAGTTATCCACAGGCCTTATCCACAGGGTGTGCGCAACGCCCAAGAGTACGCTCAATCTTGCATCTTACTTGACTGCATCGGTACGCTCCATACTCGCTGGCGAGCCGCTGATGCGGATAGCTCGCGGGCGATGTCTGGTGCTGTTGGCAGTGCTATGTGTTGTGGGCACAACACCAGCGGAAGCAGTGACAGACATAGATTATTTGAAGCTATATGCACATTCAAGGATCATTAACTATCAACAATTTCAGTGCTTTAACAAACTGATAACAGCTGAATCACATTGGAATATCAATGCAATCAATGGATCGCATTACGGCTTAGGTCAGAT